CGCGACGTAGGAAAGAATAGAAGCAACTTGCTGCCGATTCTCAGGACGCAAAGATCTGACGTAAGTTGGTGTGACTTCGTGTCCATCATATGCGTCGATCCCACAAGACTCTCGGAACTTTCCAGTTACGAATGTCTTGGAGTCATTTACCTTGCAATTGTACTTACGCAGGTAATCGAGAATCGTTTCCGCCTGGTCTGTGGGGACGATCAAATCGTCACCATAGACGTATATACTACGAGAAACAGTAAAACAGTTCTCGTAAGTATACGGTAGGTTATTTGCGTCCAGGCAAGCTAATACACAAATTGTGTAATAGTACATAGCTTGCACGGGAAAGCAAAGAGCAGAACCCATCGATGCAAACTTTCTGAGGGAGACTAGTCTCCCATCAGGCAAGAGTGCTCGGTACGAACGACATGCGCGAATCAGCTCGGAAAGATCCGGGACTGATGAGAACATGCTCATAGCGAGTGACGCGGGAACGCGATCACTGGCATCTGAGAGGTCGATTGTTGAAAACCGACCTGTTCGTGACGATTCAAGCGCTAAGTCCCTGTTAAACGTTTGGTCAGTAAAATTTACCTGACCGCGCGTCAAAGGATCGGACTCGAGACGTTCATAAAGAAAGTCTCGAACCGCCTGTTGCGCATATTGCATGCAAACAGGTTCGATAGCGATGATCCTGGGTGACTTCAACGTTTTCGGAACAAGATGAACCCTCACGGGTTGTTCTTGATCCCATGGAACGAACGTTACCTTATCGAACAGATGTTCTTCGTCACTCCCGATAATGGATACGGAATATCCATTTTCGAGAAACGGAAAACATCGCTCGAGACGCTCGTGCCACACACGCCAGACGTATTTTGCGTTCCCGCTAATACGTTCGGCAGTGGCACCGGGGCCATGCCTAGGTACTAAGCTGCTAGGGTCATAAGAACCCAGCAGATTGTGCCAAAGATGGTCCGAAACAGCAAGAAACGAATCTCTTGCTGTTCTATCGGTGCGAAAGTCATCGAAGTCTTGCTCAACTTGGATGAAATTTTCGATCGCCGCCTTGTTCCGTTTTTCGGAGCATGGTAGCTCGATTTTCTTGAAGGATAGGCAGATCTGCCTAACCGCTTCAACGTAGATCGAAGAAAATTCTTCATCTATCAACCTCCCGGTCTCATGGTCAAAGAGCCGACTGAGCATACCTTGCAAGAAAGCAGGGATTGCTCGACTCTTGCGGAAATTCCGAAAGAGTTTTGAGTCGATAAAACCGTTGGCAAGGCTTCTTTCGAAGTCCTTAGCAAACGAAGGAAGGGTAATCGTGAGAAACGAGAGCCCTTCGCTCTTGACCCGTGATGTCAAGGTTTGTACATCACGTAAATCAGAGACAGCAGCGGGACACTTGGCGCAGGCATCTAAATAGATGCTGAGCGCCAGCTCTAGGCAATCACTTTCGTCGCTTTTCATTGTACCCCCTTAAAAAGGAGGAGACAATCGAACCGACGAAGACAGATCCCCCCCTCTCGGGGGAACCTTATGTTGTCGAAAGCTGTCCGCGAGCTCGAAAGGGCTCAACGAACGAGGCAGGGGGGACTGACTTTCTGAAGGTCAGATCTCCTGTCCGAAGAGCTTATCGACCACACCAGTCGTAGTAAACGCCTGAACGGCGGCTACTAGTTGCTCTACTTGCGTAATTGAAAAGCCGAAACTAGGCCGATCGATCACGAAGTAGTAGACGAGCGTGTCGTAATCGTTGGAAGAATCCACCGGGTTCGTCACGATCGCCTTTTGCTCAACTCGCAGAACTGATCGGATACGTTTGTCCTTTCCCACTTGGTGGGATATGGACATCGTAAAGGTCTGATCGGCCATCTGATAGGTGGCCTTCGGACCGTCGATGAGAATGCGAGGAAGAGTTTTAGCAACAGAATTGACTGTTAGGGTTAAAGGATCTGAAAACATCGGATGATCTCCTAAGGCTATGACGTAAAGACTAGGCATTAGCCGAGTTGTCAAGTCGACTAGGGATCCGAGGCCTAGACCGGTGTAATCCTCAACCGACCTTAGATATACCAAGGGCGGCGAGGATCGCCAATTGAATCCCGGATAAACCACCGGGACTCATTGAAAAACCGAACGGACTATCCGCGGCTACCCGACGCTTAACACTAACCTCTTGATAAGAGGTACATGTTATAGTCGTATTAGGGTAGACGTGCGTTGACACGTACTCATAGCGATCATACGATTCGCGCATGAGGTACATGTACTTGGAGACGACCTGATCGGTAGCCAAGTCCTGTGCCAACTGAATGTTGTCACCGACATTGACGAGCCAATCAGCAGCCCAACTCCAAGGCGTTATCTTCCAGATAAGCACTGGATTGATTTTCGCTCCCGCAAGAGAGAGAAAACCCAGTCCCGCACGGATATTCTCGTGCATAGGGACGCGCTTATCGAACTCCACGTCATAACGCTTGAACTCGCCCTCATACCAGATTCGCGTCATCGTCTGACGACGCACCTGGAGAGTGACTTGGGAACAAGTGTTAGACCCCAAAGCGGGGTTGAGATAAGTGGTGAACAATGGACTATTCGATAAACGAGTAGTATTGTACACAACAGTCTCTGACGTGATAGCCTCCTCGGAAAACCTTCTTCGATACCACTTGTCATTTTGCCTTTCGGCTTTGTCAAGATGGTATTCGTACTTCGCGATAAGATCATACATATCGCGAAGATCTTTTAAGAAGGGTAGCCAGCCGAACTGGTGGTTGATGAACTGATCAGAAGCCTTCTTTGGAAGACTGCTGATAACTCCCTTAGACTTCCCGCCGAGTGAAAGATATAAATCTTTCAAACCCCCGGCGGTCGTATGAAGTGTTTCGGGAACGTCCCGGGCTTCAGCTATCGCTTGGCCCAGGCCAGCTACTTCAACTTTCGGTCGGAGTCTTGCATAACCCCGAGCTCCGAGGCTAGAGAGATCGTTTGGATTTACCGTAGTCCTATAATCCGTTGGGGACGAGATGTCCTTATTCGGAATCTGGACCAAATTCGGTAGGTTCGTGTGTATGAACTTTCCCTCATAACCAACTTGCCACAAGTCGCCTGTCATCCCTTTAAGGGGATAGCCAGCCGGAGCTTGAGACAAAGATTGGTAAGGGAAAATACGACCCGAACCACAAACGCCCGTCGGTTCCGTTACACGAACCAGGAAAAACGGCCCCCCGACCTTATAAGGGGTCTTCGAGACGCCGTGATTAATGTCAAAACATTTTTCAACGACGCCTGGCGCAAAAAACGCCTGGACTGGTGTTCCTGGCATCTCATACCCATTCCTTTTATTAATATAAAAGGTGTTACCCATCAGTTGGGTAAAGGGTATAGATGTATCTCGCTGGCGAAACCGAAGGATGTCAGTCATGACATTCTCTCCTTGAAGATAAGATAGTGTTCGGAATGAAAGTGCACCGCTGCACTCTCGAGGTCCC